ATTATATAGCTTGCGCTCCAAGAATGTATAAAGGAGCTGTTGAATCTTTAGTTCGTAGAATGATTCCGTTTGCGGATTTAATTCAAATGACGCATTTAAAAATTCAACAAGTTGTTTCTCGTGTAGTTCCTGATGGTGTTTTTATTGATGCTGATGGATTAAATGAGGTAGATTTAGGTACTGGAGCTGCATACAATCCAGAGGATGCTTTACGATTATACTTTCAAACAGGTAGTGTTATTGGTAGAAGTTATACTCAGGATGGTGAATATAATAATGCAAAAGTTCCAATTACTCAATTAACAGCTTCAAGTGGAGCAGGTAAAATGCAAATGCTTATAGGTAATTATAATCATTATTTAGATATGATTAGATCGGTAACAGGACTAAACGAAGCTCGTGATGGATCAAGTCCTGATCCTAACTCTTTAGTTGGTGTTAATAAATTAGCTGCATTAAATTCAAATACAGCTACAAGACATATATTACAAGCAAGTTTATATATGACAAGAAGTTTAGCTGAATGCTTATCTATTAGAATGGCTGATATATTAGAGTATGCTGATTTTAAAGATGAGTTTGCAATGCAAATTGGTAAATATAATCTTCAAATTATTGAAGATATAAAAAACTTGTATTTATATGATTTTGGAATATTTATTGAAATGTCTCCAGATGAAGAGGAAAAAGCTATGTTAGAGCAAAACATTCAAATGGCTTTATCTCAACAAAATATAAGTTTAGAAGACGCTATTGATATTAGAGAGATTCATAATCTAAAAATGGCTAATCAGTTATTAAAATTAAAACGTAAACAAAAAGAAGAAAGAGAGCAGCAAATGCAAATGCAACAACAAGAGATGCAGGCGCAACAACAAATGCAAGCTCAAGAAGCAGCGGCTCAACAGCAAATGCAAATAGCTCAAGCTCAGTCAGCTGCAAAAATGGAAACAATGACTGCTGAAGGTCAGATGGCGATTCAAAAAATGCAAATGGAAGTTCAATTAAAAAGCAAATTAATGGAAGTTGAGTTTAATTACCAAATGCAATTAAAAGGAGTTGAGCAGTCTCAAATTGACTCAAGAGAAGAAAATAGAGAGAAAGAAAAAAACAATAGATTAAATAAGCAATCTTCTAATCAATCGAAAATGATTGAACAAAGAAAGCGTAATCTACCTTCTATTAATTTTGAATCTAATGAAGATAGTTTAGATGGGTTTGATTTTTCTGAATTTAATCCAAGATAAATAGTCTAAAATTATAATTAAATTAGTATTAACTTTGTTAAAAATAAAATCAAATGGAATTTAAAGTAAGAGAAGTAACAAAAGAAGAAAAGTCTCGCGTTGAAGTAGAAAACGATTTACTAAAAGCGCATGAAGAAAAATATCAAGACTCAGGTGCAAATGAACCTTCAATAGATAAAGTTAATTTATCTGAAGATAATAAAACAGAAGAGTCTAAAGAAAATAATAATCCTGTTGAAGAACAGGAAGTTGAAACACCCTTGGTTGAATTAAATGATCAAGACGTTCTTTCATATATAAAAAATAGATACGACAAGGATATTAATTCTGTTGATGAATTATTTGCGGAAAAAGAGGCAAATGTTGATTTACCAGAAGATGTGTCAGCGTATTTTAAGTACAAACAGGAAACTGGACGTGGAATTGAAGATTTTTATAATTTACAAAAAAACTTTGAGGAAATGGAAGACGATGTTGTACTGGCTAATTATTATTCGTCAACTGAAGAAGGTTTAGACGAAATAGACATTCAAGATATTATTGAGGACAAGTTTAGTTTCGATGAGGATTTAGACGAACCAAGAGAAATCAAGAAAGTAAAATTAGCTAAAAAACGTGAACTTGCGAAAGCAAAGAAATTTTTGAATGAACAAAAAGATAAATACAACATTCCTCTTGAGTCAAGTGGGGGTGGATTATCTGAAGAACAGGAAAAAAATCTTAATGCTTACAGAAGTTCAATAGAGGAATCTAAAAGTTTAGAGGAAGTAAACAGGAAGAAAGCTGATTTTTTTATAGACAAAACAAATGATGTGTTTAACAATGATTTCAAAGGTTTTGATTTTAATGTGTCTGATAATAATTTAACTTATAAACCTGGTACTGCGGAAGAATTAAAAAATGTTCAATCTAATGTTGGTAATTTTATTGGCAAATATTTAGACGAAAGTGGATTAATTAAAGATGCAGTAGGTTATCATAAAGCTTTGTCGGTAGCGATGAATCCTGATAAGTTTGCTCAATATTTTTATGATCAAGGCGTAGCTAATGCTGTGGATAATGTTTCAAGAAAATCTAAAAACATAAACATGGATATGAGGCAACAATCTCAAACTGTTTCAAAAGATGGAATGAAAATACGTCCTGTGAGTAGCGATAATAGAAATGAACATGGAAGAGGACTCAAAATTAGAAGTGTTAAAAAAAGTTAAACAATTAAAAACAATTAAAAAATGGCAGTAAATGTAACACCAGGATTTGACTTGCAGCCAAGTGCGCAACAAACTCCGTTATCAACAAACTACATAAACAACTTTGATTTCTTAAATCAGTATCTTCCAGATACTTACGAAAAGGAATTTGAGCGTTATGGAAACAGATCAGTAGCATCATTTTTAAGAATGGTGGGAGCTGAAATGCCTTCTAATTCTGACCTTATCAAATGGGCGGAACAAGGAAGATTACACACTAAATACCAAGGATGTACTTCTGCTTCAGCAGCAGGTGCAGTAGATGGTACTTGGACAGTGCCAGGTGTCGGTGCAGCTCCAGGAGCAGGTGCTAACAACCCTACTAACTTTAATCCTCAGTTAAATGCTAATTCAGGTATTTTAGCTACTCTTAGAGTTGGTCAAACAGTAATGATTTCAGACAATACGGCTGGATCAACATTACAAAACAAAGCAATTATCAAAACTGCTCCAACTCCAGCAGCTCCAGGAACATTTACTGTAGCATATTATGAAGGTGGTGGTCAAGCAGTAGCAGCAGCAACATCATGTGATATTTTTATCTATGGTTCTGAATTTGCAAAAGGTACTAACGGAATGGTTGGTTCTAATGAGTCTGATGACTTTATTTTTGACAACAAGCCAATTATTATCAAAGACAAGTATTCTGTTTCTGGTTCTGACATGGCTCAAATTGGTTGGATTGAAGTTACATCTGAAAATGGTGCATCTGGATATTTATGGTATTTAAAATCTGAACACGATACAAGACTTCGTTTTGAAGATTATTTAGAAACAGCAATGGTGGAAGCAGTTCCAGCAGACGCAGCTTCTGGTGCAGCAGATTTCTTACAAGGTGTAGGAGTAGGTGCAGGTGCAGCTAATCTTTCAGGATCTGATGGTATTTTCTACGTAGTAGGAAATAGAGGTAATGTATTCGGTGGTGGAAACCCAGTTGCTTTAGCTCAATTTGATCAAGTAATTCAACGTCTTGACAAGCAAGGTTCTATTGAAGAAAATGTAATTTTTGTAAACAGACAATTTTCATTTGACATTGACGATATGTTAGCAGCACAAAACTCTTATGGAGCAGGTGGTACTTCTTATGGTTTATTTGACAATGATAAAGACATGGCTTTAAACTTAGGTTTCACAGGATTCCGTAGAGGTTATGATTTTTACAAGTCTGATTGGAAATACTTAAACGATCCTACAATGAGAGGTGGCGTAACCGCAGGAGCAATCAATGGATTATTAGTTCCAGCTGGTTCAACAACTGTATATGACCAAATCTTAGGAAAGAATGCAAAGCGTCCTTTCTTACACGTTCGTTATAGAGCTTCTGAAACTGAAGATAGACGTTACAAAACTTGGATTACTGGTTCTGCTGGTGGTGCAAAAAATAGCGATCTTGATGCAATGGAAGTAAACTTCTTGAGTGAAAGAGCTGTATGTACTTTAGGTGCAAACAACTTCTTCTTATTCCAAGATGCATAGTAAATAGTAGTAATATTTACCCTCGTTATATTAACGAGGGTATTTATTTTTTTTATAAATCAAATTAAATTATATTATAATGGCAAAACAAAAAGAAAAGTACGAAAACAAAGCCTATAGACTTACAGGCAACCAGTATCCACTCTCATATATGCTGGCTTCAAGACATTCAAGTAGATCTCCTTTATTACATTTTGATGACGAACAAGGTATTAACAGACCTCTTCGTTACGCAAGAAATCAAAGAAGTCCTTTTGAGGATGAACAAGATGGTAATGCAATTTTAGAGCCTATTGTTTTTGAAGATGGAATGCTAATGGTGGAAAAACAAAATCAAGTATTACAACAATTTTTACATTATCACCCAAGTAATGGAATGGTATTTGAAGAAATAAATAACTCACGCGATGCATCTCTTGAATTAGAGTATGTTGAGGCGGAGTTAAATGCTCAAATAGAAGCTAAAAAAATAACTACTGATGTAAATAAATTAACTTCAGTATGTAGGGTTTTAATGGGTAACGGTATAGATAACATGACAATACCAGAATTAAAAAGAGATATTCTTTTATATGCTAAAGCAAGACCAGAGGATTTTATGGACACCATAAATGATCCAATGTTAGAATTAATGGATACAATTCATCAATTTATGATGGCAGGTTTTATAACATTTAGAAATAACAACAAAGATGTTTATTATAATTTACCTAACAACAAAAAGAAAATGCTAACAGTTCCTTATGGTGAAGATCCAAATTATATTGTTGGTTCTTTTTTACAATCCGATGAAGGACTTGAGGTTTTTAAACTTTTAAAAAACAAATTAAGTAATAAAAAGTAAAACTAACAACTAACTTGAAAATCAGCTACCTTAAAAGGGTGGCTTTTTTTTTGGTATATTTGTACTTTATTAACAACATAAATTATTATTATTATGGAAAAATTTTTAAACATACCAGTAACTGGTCAAGGAAAACAATTAGTTCCTTGTAGTGGATTAAAACTTGTAGAGGCTGCATCAGCTACTTCAACAACGTTAAGTTACGGAAGCGGAAAAGTAGTAACTATTACACACGCAAGTGTAGGAGCGGCTTCAGGAACAAATTCTGGAACTCAATTTAGAAACTTTATACAAACAGCGGTTCAAGATGCTTTATCTACAGGATGGACTAACGTAAGTGTAGAAGAATTACCAAAATACGCAGTATCTGATATCAGTATTGCATAACATTATTATTAACTCATAAATTATTATTATTATGGAAAAATTTTTAAGCATACCAGTTTTAGATGCTAATGGCACTAACAGCCAAAGTCAACTGGTTTCAATCTCTGGTCTAAGACACATTGGTCAGTCAACTACAACAACCGTTGTATTACATTATTTAGGTGGGAAGCAAATTACTTTAACGTGGCCAAATGCCGCAGCATCACCTAAATTATTATTATCTGTTGAATCAGCTGTTAAAGATGCTTTAACAAAAGGTTGGACAAATGTATCAGAAAACTATAGTCCTTTTGGCTCTACGGAATCAGCAGGCGTATTTACTAACCCACTAAGCGCAATTGCGATAGCATAATGAATCAAACAATGGAAAAATTTATAAACTTTAAACAACTGGATGTTGTACTAACTGGTACAGCGACAACTCCAACTGGAGTTACATTGACTGATACAGCAGCAACTTTTACTCAACACGTTCTTGTGAACGCGATTGTTTGGGATAGAACAACTGGTTCAGCAACAGGAGGTGAAAAATATATTGTAACAGCAGTAACTTCTGACACAGTATTAGGACTACAGGCAATTGGCCCAGTAGCGGATCAAGGAACAGGAGTTCCTGATGGTGTAGGGTATTTTATCTATATGCCAGAATACACTAAATTACAGTACGGTACAGCTTCGGCTACATCAGCTGGATACTTAGTAGACAGTACAGTTAATTTTATTTTACTTGGCGTTAAACCAGGAGATTACGTTAAAGATCTTACAGGTGGTTCTGTAACAAGAATTACTTCTGTCTCTAAAACCCAACTTGGTGTATCTGATGATATATTTGCTAACAACGATAATTATTTAATATACAAAGAAGGCGCTGAAAGTCACGATAAAATGATAAGATCAGCTAATGTTGCTGATGTTTCAAATAGCGCATCAACATCTTCTATTATTAATATCACATATGATGAAGCTGGTACGGATGTAGGGAGAGTTGATTATGCATACTCATCTACAACTGGAGCTAATTCTGATATGAGAGGAGCTATACAGGACGCTATTGTTTCTTCTTTAGAGACTGAGTGGACA